CCCAGGTTCCGCTGGAGGTTCTACTGCTGGAGAGTTAACTGCTGCGGATGACCACGTTTCTATGCGTTTTAACGTGTACAACTGCTGGATTACTTCAGTATCGTACTCTGACCTAAACGCTGGTGACAATGCCATCTTTGTTGAGCAAGCAACTCTTGTTCACGAAGGATTTGACGTCAACTGGGCTGAAAACCTAGATGCCGACGGCTCAGCACCTGACTTCGACTAAATAACAAACTAAGGAAAATAATATGGAAAACAAGACATTAAATGCAGCAAGTAACCCTGGACTAGCTAACAAGTTAGTTCAAGAAGCTGTTTCCAACACAAACTCAGAACCAGAACCAGTAAGAATTAAAGCTCCTTTGGATGTCGTTGTAGACCTCCCTGGTGGGTACATTACACCCGATGGGGAGGTCTACAGGACCGCCGAAGTCAAAGAGCTAACTGGAAGAGACGAAGAGGCTATTGTAAAGTCTAGTAACTTGCCAAAAGCAATGTTGGTAGCACTCAATAGGGGAACAGTATCTATTGGTGGCGTAAAAGCAACCGAGGATGTATTAGATAAAATTCTAACTGCAGACCGAGACGCAATTATGCTAGGTATCTACAGAGCTACATTTGGAGATACTGCAGAAATGCCTGCATATTGCAACGGTTGCTCTTCTACTAAACTGGTGTCAGTTGATATTGAAAAAGACATAGAAGTTATTAAGTTAGAAGACCCACTAGGCGATAGACGGTTTAAAATTCAAGGAAGAAAGTCTGAGTACACAGTAACTCTTCCTGAAGGAAAAGCCCAAAGAGAACTAACTTCTAACTCAGAAAAAACAACATCTGAACTAGATACTCTTCTTTTAGAATATTGTGTTCTAGAAATTGAAGGTAGACAGGTTCTTGGTAAAGCACAAGTTCAAAATATTGGATTAGCAGACAGAAGACTTATTCTTCAAGAAATTGTTAAAAGAAATCCTGGACCACAATTTGATGACCTATCCGCTACATGCCCAGATTGTGGCGGAGAGGTGGTAGTTCCGATTAATCTCGGGACTCTATTTCGATTCTGATGATTTGTCGTATGACACTTTAATGGCAGAATGGGTGGCTTTAACCATAAGTTACCCAGGATGGTCTCTAGAAAGTATAAGAGAAATGTCTTCTAGAGAAAGAAATAACTGGCTAGAAATAGCTAAAAATCAAGGCAGGATAATAAGGAAGTAACATGAAGAATAGCTTAGATGTCCTCAATGAGAAGCTCGCCAAAATACTTGGTCAGCTAGGTCAAATTGATGGCATAGTAGGCAACCTTAAAGCTGGTGGCCAAGGCTCTAGCGGAGTAATGAGTGGTTCGTTATCTAACGTAAGCACTGTTGCTCAGCCATTCAGCATGGGTGGGGCTGCTATGCAAATGGCTGGCACTGCCCTAGGTACTTTGGGAGCTGTAGCTGCTGCAGGCTCTTCAATGATGCCTGACCTTAGTATGACTATTGCCAGAAGAAGTGGCTTTTATCAAGCTGGTGTTGCTTCTGGTGGGATGATGAGCCACGGAAGACTAGAGTCTAGTGTTCGTTTAGGCTTAGGAGGCTTTTCTACTTCACCTGGCTCTGATTCTGCAGTTGCCGCAATGCTTACTACTAGGGGCATGGTACCTGGAAGTAGTACCTTTGGTTCAACAGTTACATCTGTTGGTCAAGCCGCTAGATACTTAAACATGTCAAACGAAGTATCAGCGTCTGCTATTGAGGGATTAACTTCAGGCCCTACTTCAGCCATGATGATGAGAAATTTTGGTGTGTTTACATCTAATCCTGCAACTGGACAAGCTATGGGTCAGGCTCAAATATTTAGTCAATTAGCCGACAGGTTTACTGGTGGAAGACAAACTACTGTTGAAGGAACAATGGAGTCCCTTCGTAGAGGTAACCTGGGAAGTAACATTAGAAATTCTGGTTTAGACTCTGCTCAACAAGCTATGTTATCCCAGTACATGATTGATAGAGCTCGTGGAATTAACATGGACCTTTCAGACCCTGATGCTATAAGCGAAGCAATAAATCGTAATAAAGAAGCAGGAATCTCTAACCCAATGTTAGAGCAATACCGTCAAAACTCTAAAGACAATCAATTAATGGAACGTGCTACAGACTCCTACATAACTGGTATGGAAACTGCTAGCGATTTGTTAATTACTTTAAAAGATTCTTTAATGGGCCTACCAGACGCCTTCTACGAATTAAAGGGTGGAATTGATTTCTTTATGGGGGATAAAGTAGGTAGCGGAACAGTTGCTGGTCTTACTGCTGGTGTAGCGGGTCTTGGTGGTTTAGCGACACAAGGTTTGGCTATGTATGGTGGGGCTAAAATGCTTCAAGGAATGGCTGGTAAGGGAGGTGCAGCTCCTGGAACAATTGGTAAAAATTTATTGCCTAGTGCTAGCGGTATTAAAGCCCCAGCTGTGAGGGGAATGGGTATTGCTGGAGCAGTCTTATCTGGAGGTCAGGCTGCTTATAATATTTCTAATGGGGGACCAGTGGGACAAAACATTGGAAGGTTTTTAGGAACTACTGCTGGTGCTATTTTGGGCGGTATAGCTGGAAGCTTTGTTACCCCTGTTGCTGGAACAGTTGTTGGTGGAATGGCGGGTAGTTATGCTGGTGGAGAACTTGGTGCGAGTATTGGGTCAATGTTTGACTCCGCTCCTTCTGGCGGTAGCGAAGGAAGCACAACAATACCAGGAGTAAACGCTAAAAACCAAAGCGGTAACTACGGAGAAAAAAGAGAAGGTGGTCGTGTCCACAAGGGCATAGACGTACCAATGCCAGTAGGAACTCCTTTAAAAGCGGTTATGGACGGTGTTGTTTCGGCTGCTCAAAGTGGTAGTGGTGCTAGAAGCTATGGTTTGTATGTGGTAATTGAGCACAGCGGGGGAAAGTCTACCTTGTATGCTCACATGAGTAAAATAAATGTAAAAGTTGGAGATAAAGTTGTAAAAGGCCAAATAATTGGTTTGAGTGGTGCAACTGGGTTTGTTACTGGTCCTCACTTGCACTTTGAGTTGCGTGTAAACGGAAACCACGTAAATCCATCTGCCTACGTTGGGGCAGCTTATGGTTCTGGTGGAATAAAAGGCAATCCTTCTTCACTAGATGATGATGCAATTGTAGCTGGCTCATCTGGTGGGTATGTAGTTCCAAATAACTTTATTGCTGCAAGTTGGTCTGGTGTTTCTGGTGGTTCGTCTAACGTAAAAGATTTAATTATGTCTAGTTCTGGTGGTTCTTTAGGAAGCTTAGCTACTGGTTCTGTTGCTGATATTCCAGATTCAATTGGTGGTAATCGTAGGTCTGCTATGATGGGTATTCAACTATCTAGAGTATTAAAAAACAATGGACCTAGTATTGGTGGTGGAGAAGAACCTTTAGGTGCTTCAGGAATCACTGCTGGTAATGTTGGCTCTAATGGCAATACTATTTCTAGTAAGTCTTCAAAATCACAAGTAACTATAAACGTAACTATTGCTAGTGCTTCTGAATCAGAAGCTAGAAGATTTGCAAAATTAGTAAAACAACAATTAGAAGAAGAATCAGTTCTTACTAGTATGGGACGTAAATAATGGCCACTCCAGCAGGTTACACACCAAGTATTAGACAAATAGAAAGAAATGCAGAACTAGCAAGTCAAAGAACAAACGCACAGATTCGTATTTCCCAAGTACAAGCTTCTATTAATGAGTTAACTAGCAGAATAAAAGAGTGCAATACTCAGCTAGCGACTCCTAAGACTATTTATAGATTGTCATGGTTAAAATCTACCAATACCTACGTACGAGGTGCCCCTGCAGGCTATGAGCCGCTAAGAAGCCTTAGTAAACAAGAAGTAGAAAACATTAAAGCTGACTTAATATTAGAAAAATCTGAATTATCTAGAGAAAAAGCTAGGCTTGAACGTGACTTTTCACTGCGGTTTGGTACTAAGGCTACTACTACCACTGGTGGTGGTGGTGGTGGAACTGACGGCGCAGTGGCGGAGGCCCCACCTGTTACATACTCCTCAACAGTAAAATATAATGTTTCTTCAGTAAAAGAAGCTTATTTTTACACTGGAATGTCTTTTGTAAATCAAGCAGACCCTGATTGGCAAGGTAGCGGAGCTACTGATAAATTTGACAGCTCTATATGGTCTGGAAATACTCCTGGAAAAGTTAACGACGCAAGAGATTTATGGAAAAATACTGTAACAACAAATAGTAAAGGCATGATTCAAACGTGGCTTCCTCCAGGAAATAGGGCTAGCTATATTAGTGGTACAGACTCTAATTTCACTACTTTATCAAGTCGTCAATCCATACAAAGATACGGTTTTCAATTTCTTTACAATCCCACAACTATTGAAATGAGTTATGGTGGCGTTGCAGATGTAGACCCAGGTATGCAAAGTAGCGGAACTGAAGAGTTCTTACTTTCAAACCCTAACGTTTTTCAATCAACAATAGGTCTTCAAGTAATCATAAATAGAATGTTTGATTTTCAATACATAAATGAAAATGGAATAAAAAATGGTCAAATTTCTGATTTTTATGCTGGAAATGTTCCAAATAATTCAGAATTAAAACTTATTTATAATAAAGGAACTATGTACGATATTGAATATCTTTTACAAACTATGTTCCCTTTTGAACCTTACGCATCACAGCTAAGAGATACAACTTCTGACATAGGATTCTTAGGAGCAAGCCCTGTGGAATTACACTTAGGAAATAAATTAAGATATGTAGCTCAAATAAATAACATAAGTGTTAACCACGTAATTTTTGATAACCGAATGGTTCCTCTGTTTACTACAATCTCTATTGCTACTAACAGAATTCCAGATTACAAAGCAACTAGTTAAGGATACAAAAATGATTTATACAGATAGTAGATACGCTGATGGAATTGTAATTCGTTCATTTGACACTAGAAAAGCAACTTTTGAAATAACTCTTTTTAGGCAATTTTCAGAAGCTACTTCAAAATTCTTTTACTATACATGGACTCAAAGAGACCGAATTGATTTAGTTGCTAACGAATTGCTTGGAGACCCTACTGTTTGGTGGGTAATTATGGACTACAATCCAGAAATTAGCAATCCATTAGATATACCAATAGGTACAGTGTTAAGGATTCCAGGTGCTTAATAACGAAGAAGTAGTAAGTAAATCTAGAAGAAGTACTATATACAAAATTGAGTACCCAACTTTACCCAGCATAGAACTACAGCCTAGAGAAGTTGTATTGACACAAAAACAAAAACATCATGATGTGTTAGTTTTAGATTATTTTGGTACTTCTTTAAAAAATGCTAATTTGTTAAAAACAGGTATTCCAGTAAAGTTTTCCTGGAAACAGGGAAGAAGAAGCATGGAGTGGTTAGGGTATGTCAGCTCTGTATCACGAGAAATTGGAACTCAAAAATCAAAGCCCATGAAAGTATATTGTGTTGGTTCTTCTTTTGTGCTAAAACAACGTAAAACTAAAACCTATAAAGATAAAACTATTCCTGAAATTGCAGCTTCTATTGCTAAAGAAAACAATTTAAAATTTATAGGTGAAAATCATTCTCGAAGATTTTCTCAACTAGTTATCTCTGGCCATACTCAATGGGAATGGTTACATGAACAAGCCAACAGAATTGGGTACGCCATGTATGTGCAAGGAACTAATCTTGTATTTAGGCCAATAGATAAAATAATGGATGAAACTTCATCAGACGCTCCAATATTTCAACTCTGGGATTCCTCAATCCCTAAACAAGGTTCCCATCCAGATAGGACTTTAGACTATTTAAAAGTTATGGTTGGTGAAAACATAGAGGGTTACGGTCCAGATAGGTCGTCCAAGCAAATTGGTGGTGTGAACCCAGTTACAGGAGAATCTTTTACTGCTAAACGTTCTCCTAGTCAAACTGGCTCTGGTATTAGAGAAGTAGTTAGTGATACTTTGTTTAATGATTTTAACAGCGACCAAGTTGCAAATAGCAAAATAGATGCAAAAAATGCTGCTGAAAGCTCAGCGCATTTAGCTAGGTTTAACATACCCGCTAAAGCTCTTGGTCAAGGAGACCCTAGGGTAAGCCCCTACAAACTTATATATGTTGATGGTTCGGGACTTCAAACTGACGGTTTTTGGCTAGTTAATCAGGTAACTCATAGGCTTTATTTTTCTGGAATTTACTCTGTAGAAATGGTCATTTTAACAGATGGTACTCAAAAAAACAGAAAAAACCCTAAGCGTAATCCTGATAAACAAATAATTGGGTTTATAAATGTTAATCAGTTACTTGCAACCCAATCTTCTTTTAGTGTAGAAGATAACAGCTATACCGTTAATCTAGGAGTGGCTCTTGGAACCAGCGGAGTTGGAGTAGGAAACAAAACCTATGCTTCAAATGCCTCTAGAACTTCTAGGTTAAATCTTAGGTCCCCATTGCTAACCCAAGTTAATAACCAAGGATTTTCAAGAACTCCCTCTCGATGGGAAACAACTGTGCCATCTAACACTAGGGTTTCTAATAGGTTTAATACAAATAGAAGGAGCATTGCCTAATGGCCATAAATAAAGTATCTGAATATGCTATAAGTCTTCCTTTTCAAATTGACGATTTTGGAAACATAGCCACAGCTACTTCTCAAAGTAAAATTTGGGCTGATAGGGTTCGCTCTGTAATTGGAACAGCTGTGGGTGAAAGAGTAATGAGAGCCGATTACGGCACTAAAATTCCTGTAAATTTCTTTGAAAACGCAGATGTGGTATCAAAGGTCATTGAAGAAGAGGTAAATCAAGCGTTTTTTAACAGCCTGCCTGAGCTAGAATTAGAGGAAACAATTGTGGTAATTGACGAGCTTTTAGGTACTGTAAACGCAGAAATTAAATACTTTTTACCTAGTAAAGAACAAACTGCGATTACTATTGGTATTGCACAAATTAGCCCTAATGAACCATTGGAAGAAGAGTTATCATGACCGCAGAAGTAAGTAGAATTCCGTTATCTGTAGATTACACATCTAGAGATTACTACTCAATTAGAGAAGATTTAGTAAACCTAGTAAAACAGCGTGTAAACCAGTCTGGTATTCGTAAATGGACTGGGGATGACCCCTCTGACTTTGGTGTAGCTTTGATTGAGGCTTTTGCTTACGTTGGAGATTTGACTAATTACTACATTGATAGAATTGCAAATGAGACATACTTACCTACTGCTACTCAAAGAAAATCAATTATTAATCTAGCTAGTTTGTACGGGTATACCCCTTCAGGATTTAGGGCTGCCACTTTAGAGGTTACTTTTGCTAACACTTATTCGGTTCCTGTAACAAGTATTTCTGGAAGTGGAACAGTAATAACTTACACTGCACCAGGACATATTGTTGAAGAAGGGGATTTAGTAACTATTACTGCGGTAAACCCAGTTGGGTATAACCTAACAAATCAAGTAGTTACTTCAGTCACCTCAACTACATTTACTATTGCTGGCACAGTAACCACTACATATGTAAGTGGTGGAGCTGTTGGAAAAAGTTTTGTTATTCCTCAGGGTACTCAAGTAAGCGGAAACGTAGTTATAGATGAGTTAGTTGAAGATGTTATATTTACTACTATAGAAGAAGTTACTGTTCCTCCTAATGGAGATGTACAGGCTTGGGCTGAGCACGGAGAAAATGTCGCATTAAGAGCAGAAAATATTGCTGTAAATTCATCCGATATATCTGGAGAGTTACTAGGTACTTCTGATGGTCTTCCAAATCAAATTTTTGTTCTTTCTGAAAATGAAGTTGTAGAAGATACTATTGAAGTGTATGTCCAATCTGGAGATGTTTACGAGCTTTGGGAAAACGTAAATCAATTAACAGATTTTGGACCATTTGATGCAGTTTACTCTACACAACTAGACGAAAATAACTTTGTATATGTTGTGTTTGGTGATGGAGTTTCAGGGTTTATTCCTAATGCAACTTCGTCTATTAAAGTTGTGTACCGTGTTGGTGGTGGAGCTATAGGAAATATTGGCTCTGACATTATTAGCAGCATAGATAAAATTCCTGGCCTTACTCAAGTAGACACAGCAATTATAGCTTCTTTTGTAACTGTTAATAATCCTGCAGACGACTTTAACCCTACAAGTGTAGGTACTGGTGGTTCGGAGCCTGAAGATAATAGGAGTATACGGGCAAATGCAAGTAGGACTTTAAGAAGCTCTAACCGAGCAGTAAGTTTACAAGATTATTCTGATTTAGCTCTTTCAGTAAAAAACGTAGGAAAAGCAAATGCAGTTTCTGAAATTTGGACCTCAGTTACACTATATGTAGCTCCTGTAAGAAACGTAAACGATTTGGATTTATATCCTGGAAAAACAACTAATAACTCAGGTTTAACTGATGAGTGGACTACCCTACAAACAGATACTCAAAAGTTTTTTGAAGGAAAAACTCTTCTTGGTTCAAGTTTAAACGTAGCACCACCAGTTTATGTGCCAGTAATAGTTAGGGTTGTTTTTACTAAAAATGACCAGTTTACAGCTCAACAAACAGAAGATGATATAAGACAAACTATTGTTAATCAATTCTCTTATCCTTACCTTGATTTTGGTCAGATTATTACGCCTTCTCAAATTAGCACTATTATAAACAACCTTAGAAGTGTTAAAACTGCAACAGTAACTGCTCTACATAAGGACGGGACACCAGAAGTTCTTGCGGCTTTGGTTGGTGGTCCTTCTGAAATATTTGTATTCCAAGAAGCAGACACATTAGTTACTGAGTCATCTAATAATGCTAACCTTTCTGCCTTAACTTCTAGTGCAGGAACTTTAGTACCTGGATTTAGTGCAACTCAATACTCTTACAACATTACGGGTGTTACTGGAAACATTACACTTACTCCTACAGGGGCTGGAAAAACCCTAAGAGTAAATGGGACAATTGTTGCAAGCGGAACAGCTTCAGGCTCTTTAACAATTCCTGTTGGAATTACTCAAGTTCTTGTAACTGTAACTGCAGCTGATGGCTTTACTAGTAAGGTGTACACTATAAATGTATCGAGAGCCTCGTGATTCTAGACCCATCTGGAAACAGAAGGTTTTACGGAGTTTATAGGGGAACTGTAACTACCTCTGAAGACCCTGAAAATAAAAACAGGATTAAAGCCACTATCCCACAGGTACTAGGTACTGAATCTACTGATTGGGCTTGGCCTATTGACTCATCCACTTATTACCCAAAACCCCCTAAAGTAGGACAGGGTGTTTGGGTTGTGTTTGAGGGTGGAGACCCTTCATTTCCTGTTTGGTCTGGAACTTTTGGGTTGTATAAGGGTTATGGAACACAAATTGAAATAACAGACTTACCAAAATCTATATACCCAGAAACAATTTCTAATAATGTTTCATCAGAAAAATTTAACTTAATTTCAGCTGTTGTAGACATTTCTAATAAAATTGAAAATGAATTAGTTGGCCCTACAGGCCCTACAGGACTTACTGGAGCTACTGGACCTACGGGTTCTACTGGCCCTACTGGCCCAAGTGTAACAGGCCCTACAGGACCTACAGGACCCACTGGCCCTACGGGACCTTCAGGTCTTAATGGTACTTCAGTTACTATTCTTGGGTCTTTTACTAATGAATCACAATTACCAATTAGCGGTGACCCAGGAGACAGTTATCTTATAGCTGGTGACTTGTACGTTTGGGATAGCAATGATTCTGTATGGG